TGCCTTGCTAATCCGTGATAATTCAAGAGCATTGAGTTCCTTGTAGTAGGCATCTACGGCACTCTTAGGTGCTGGCTCGCCTAGCATAGTTCTAAATGTGTCTTGCATCTCAGCCGCAGCCGCTGGTCTTGCTGTTATAGAACCGCTGGTACGTCCTGCTGTACCTGCGGCGCCAGTATCAACATCTACTTTAATGGCCTGAGTAACTGCTCCATCAAGATTAAGTGTAGTTTTAGCAATCTGCTGGTAGGTAAGGGCGTTAGCAACCAATCCAATAAGTCTGTCTGACGTTCCAAGTGTTCCGTTTACTGGGCCATCATAAAGTCCCGCAGCGGAATACTTTTGCTTAAGGCTTTTAATCTTGGCTGCGCCAAGACCGTTAAGATAAATACCCAACTCTGTTGAGTTATCTAAGTATGTAATCGCACCCTTATCATCATAGATTGCATAGCCAGAGATTGCTTCAATCCCAGGGTCGCCATTAGGAGCATCAGGGTTTTCAATTGCTCCTGCTGCTTTGCTACCAACTTTAGGGTCGTTGTCGTCTGCATCAAGAACAATACTAGGAATTACTTCTCCTGCTTTAGTGGGTACCTTAAAGCCGTCGTTGTCTTTGTCCTCTGCCATTCTATTCTCCAATCAAACCATCAAATAGGCTGGTCTGCATCAGACTGAGAGGAACCCTGGATGGAATCAACGCCAGCCTGGTATTCGTCATACTTATAAATCATTGTTGCAAAGATTTCACCTAGAGCCTTGTCTGGTGATTTACCATTGTAAACAACATCGCGTAAGTCATCAAGTGCCTCTTTTTTCATAGCAACAACTGACTCTGGTGGATAAAGTTCTGCAGCCAGTAATGGGTATTGCTTCATAAAAGCATTCTTTTCAATTGCCCACTGGTCGCGGAGGTCTTTTCTACCTTGAACGCTATCGGAGTTGCTGATTGCATCATCATAGAATTCTTTACGAACTGTGTACTGCTGCTTTCCAGATGCTACTGAAGCCTGGCGAAGGAAGTCTTCTAAATCCTTGTTCTTAATAAAGCCTTCAGACTTAAGGTAAGAATATGCAGCCAAGTCATTCTTTCCATTAACAGGAACAAAAAATGCTGCTGCTTGCTTATTGTTAAGCACTAAATCTTTGTTATTACGAACAAAGTCGGCCGCCTCTAGGGTCTTCTGGAAGGATGCTATAGTGCCAGTATCTGTCTTTGATACGGCATATACAGCCTTATCTGGATAGAACTGTACAAAACGCATATAAGCCTTGCTGTATGCCTCTGGGTCACCAGCAAAAGTCTCAAGTAGTTTGATAAATTCTGAGTCCCAACTAAAGGCTCCAGCGTTAATCATTTCCTTAGGAACATCTTTGTTGGCAAATACTTGCACAGAGGCAGGTGCCATAAGGCCCAGACCAAAGCGGATAACCATAATGTTCATTGCTTGCTTCATCACAAAATCTAAGAACGGGTTAACATCTGAACCCTCTTTAGGACCCTTGCCTAGTGAGATACCTAGACGCATAGCCTGAACTGCAGCAGATGCTTTCTGTTCAGTAAGAAGTTCATTGCTGCCAACAATATCAATCATACGTTGTATGTTAATCGGTGCAACCTTACGCCAAAATGCCTGGTCTTTTCTACCACCAGTAAGAATTGGCTCAACATCTTTAATCCACTCTCCCACAATAGGAAGATTCTGCAGCATAATCAAAGGAACGCTAACTAAAGGTCCACCAATACGTGGTGCTGCAGATTCTGGGTCAAGAGATGGTGTTAGCATCTTTACATATCCACCAAAGTTTACTGGTAGTGGATTATATGTTGGGAATCCGAGTCGTTGAAACACTGAATTATTCATAATAACGCTAAGAACGTCATCACCTGGATAGGTAAAGTAGAGTTGACCTCGTGAATCTTTGTGAACGAATCCAGAATGCTGGAAAGTTTGGTTCAATATAGCAATACGCTGGATGGCCATAGGTTCGTACTTAGCGATACGGCTAGCACGACGCCAGAAGTCCTCTGTAGCACGATAGTAGCGACCAAAGTTACGTATATTAAACGCAAGGTTTGTTCGAACGTCTGAGTTATCTACGAAAGACAGCGTACGCATACGGGCTAGAGTAAGAGCCTCTTCGTGCACCTGATTCTTTACAAGAAGTTCTGCTGCCTCACGGCTAATTCCATCACCGATAAATGATTCGATAAGATTTGATTGACGCTTAAGCAACTGCTCACGGTACATTACATAGTTTCCGTAAAGAATGGGCTCACGGTCTAGTAGCGCAATCTGGCGACCAATCCAAGCGTAGCCATTCTTCATTACTCGGTCAATAAGTTGTGGTGCCTCACCTGCTTGGTAAGGAATAAGTTCACGGCCAAGGACCATTTTAGGCTTATCAAAGCCTTCCTCGTACTTAGCCAACTGAGAAAAGTCAAAACTAGAGATACCACCACTAACTTTAATTTCTTCAATCAACTTAAGGTTTAAGCGACCAGAGTAATCACGAAGGGCGTTAGTTGAATCTACATAGATACGCTTAGCAAAGCCTTCTGGCCCAAGAGCCTTGTATAGAGCAAATCGCTTGGCTAGTGTATTTCCCTTGCCTTCAATAAACTTTACTAAGGTTTCGATAACATCTTCTTCTTTGCGAGCAATGTTTGTAAATACAATCTGCCCAAAGATATTCTTTTTGCCAACAGTATTCTGTAAGTCAAGGTACCAGTTGAGAAGATACTCTGGACGGTCATAGCGAATCTGTGAAAATACTGATTGAAATTTCTGGTCTTTAATCATTTCAAGAATTTGAGGATTCTCTGTAAGAGATGGTCCATACTGGCGCAGACTGTTTGCTGTTTGCTCACCAATATCTAACTTGAACTCAGCACGGGTGGCAGCACCATTGATTTCATCAGTAACAACTTGTCCATTATTACGAACAAAGTCCTCTGCATATTCAGCAATACGTGCGCCTTTGGCTGTGCGGAGAAATTCTGGCTTAAATCTGTCATTAAGGACAGCCCTACCTACAGCAATAGCCATTGCCTCAGGGTCATCTGCAAACTTAAGAAGTTCTTCACGTGTGTACATAGTCTTCATAATCTTGTACACTTGACGTGAGACGAGTCCTAGTGGACTAAACTCTACTTCTCTTTCTCCTATGATGGTTTTCTTTCCACCAGGGAGTGTTGCCTTACGAATTTGTTGAGAAATTAAGCGTCCAGAAATATATTCTGAAACACCCTTAAGGCCATTGATAAGTCCGTATGTACCAACTTCTTCAATAGAGGTACGAAGTCCTAGACGTGGGTAAAGATTAAGAAATGACCAGACATCCACAGTCTTCTGCGAAATGACTGACTCACCAACTCTGCCAGTGATAGAAGAGAAAATGTTTCCTTTAAGTTCAAAACGGCGAAGGTCAACAAGGTTTGGCATATAGCGCTTGTTTGATAACTGATAGGCACGCACAGCGTACTGTGCTCCATCTAGTTCTGCTGCATTAAAAACTTCTAGTTCTACTGGGCGTACATCTTCAAGGACGGCTTTAATTTCTTTCTTAGCCATCTTAGTCTTGTATAGCATCCCGCCCATAATTGCAAGCGACTTATCAAGTTCTTTAACAACAGAATCAATTGTTGCCGCTTCTTCAGGAGTAACCCCTGCTTTTTTGCGACCAAGAAGACCCTTTTTAACATCCTTAATTTCTTTGATGTCTGCAATCATCTCGCGCATTTCTGCGCCAGTAGAGGCTGCAAGGCGCGAAGCGATTCCCTCGGCACCTGCTGTTTCTGTAACCTGGTCTACAATCTTACGAATACCTTCAGGTGCTGTAATTTCACCTGCTGTAGTAGTACGCAAGATGCGAGTAAACTCGTCAAGGTTAAGTGCTGACTGGTTGACTGAGTAAAGTTCTTTGCTCATTACGTCAATGTTATCTAGGAACTTACGACCATTTTCGGTAAGGTCAAAGCCCATACCAACGCCCATAGTCTTAAGTAAGCCCTTGTACATAAGAAGGCGTTCGCCCTCTGTAGCACCAATCCAGGCAATGCGAAATACTGAAGCGTTGTGCTTGTCAATTACTGTACGAGCAAGACGATAAACCTGGTCTGCACTTGAAGCGTCATCAAGAGAAATCATTCTGTCAAGTTTTGGGGCAATAGAAAGTTGACGAGAAATTGCTCTATCCAAGATTGCATCTACGCTTCTATCTTTAGCGACAAAGCCCTTAAATTTTTCTGATATACCAGCGCGGCCTGCAAGGACGCGAGTGTCTTCTATAAAGCCAAGTTTTTCTGCCCAAACATTCGGACCCTCTTCAATGACTTTTGCAATGTCTGCGATACTTTCTGGAAGTTCTCCAACGCGGTAGCGTTCGATTCCAATACCCTTACCAACTGCATCCTTTGTCCAGTCTTTAATTGAACGAGCCACAGAGTAGCGCGGGATTAAAGGTGTACGACGGATGCCAGCATTACCGCGCATCATATCGTTAACAATGTCACCACTTACAAAGAACTTAAGTGCAGTATCTGCATCTTTGATATTCGGTGCCATATAGAGTGCAACGTCTGTACTGATTTCAGGGTATCTCTCAGTAATCCGAGTAAGGACATCTGCCTTTTGCGCTATTGTGCCAGACTGATACTTCTGGAATAGGTTGCCAAGATTGTCCCAGTATTTGCGAACAGTGCGCTTCTTCCAAGCCTTTTCAAGGTTACGTGGGTCTTCGCCCATCTTAATAAGACCAAATCGTGCTGCGTCAGTTGAACGCTTTACTTTGCCACCAATAATAATTGGGTCAAAAAGAAATGTTACTGCAGTGTCAACTGTTCCAGAGATTGCACTAAATAACTTTTGCGATACTCCATCGCCGCCTATAGGTCCCTTCACGGTAGATGGAGAGATTGTCGCTGTAGTGCCAACTGAATCAGAAAGTTCAATAAAGAATTTCTGTGACGCATCATCGCCTGCTAGGGCTTTCTCTGCTTGAAATGGAAACATATTGAAAAGGTTACGGGCAAGGTCGCGTCCTGGAGAGATTTTTGCATTAGAGTACTGGGCAACAATCTTACCAAGTTCTTTTTCTATCTCTTGGTCTTCTGGTTTACCAGATGAGTAGCGATTAACAATGTCTAGTTTTGCTGGGTCGGCAAGGATTTCCTCCCAGTAATCAAAGAAATTGCCTTTTTTGGCAAGAATTTTTCCAAGAAATGCCATTTCTGGTGTAGTTGATTTATCAACCTTTTCTACTTCAATCCTGTCAAATACATTTTCTCGGTCAGCAGCCTGTTCCCAATACTTCTTCCAAGTTTTAGAATTGTCTGTTGGAAGAGCATCTCTACCGCCAGGCAGAAGTTCTTTGAAACCTTCGTAAATAAATTTACCGTATGTTCCAAGAGTGCCTTCGCCTTCAATTTCGGCAAGTTTCTGTGCAGTATATGGTTGCTTAATTGTTTTAATCTGTGGACGTAGTGCTGTTTCTAAAGCGCTACCAACTGCAGTTGTTACACCGCTTTTTTGTGCTCCAGCATAGGTTCCCTTGATAGCCCCAATCATTGGTGTTATAGATATGGCAGAGCCTACATCACCTAAAGAAACTTTTTTATCTCGGCCAGTTTCCATACCAATGATTTGTTTTCCAAAATCAATTACGGTAGATGTAGAATACCAAAGAGAAGACTTTACTCCACCTATAAAGTTTCCAAAAAAACCTTTATCTTGTTCTTGGTATTTAGGGTCAAAGACATAGTTCAAGGCATCGCGGTACTCTCCTGGAAGAGCATTAAAAGAACGATAAGCCTCATTCTGTGGCAAAGTTGTTAAGTAGTCGTGAGTCTTTCTTAACTCGGCAAAAGCAGCCATATTTGCTTTTTCTTGTGCTGACAAATTTGCCTGTGCTGAAGCGGTTGCTAAACCAGGAGATAACTCTGCAATTTTATTTAATGGTTTTTTAATCATTAAAGACCTCGTGATGCAACAAAATCGTATAGTTCCTGAACTTCTCCAGTTGGGTCCATATCAATCATTGATGCAAGAATCTCTGAAAGAGAACGCTCACGAGGTAGGTTAAGTGCTTCAGAACCTGCACCAGGGCCAAAGTCAACACCACTTGTAATTGGTTCATCTGGACGCTCTGTAGGGGCTGTAAGAGGTGTAATTGCTGGCATACCAGGAATATCCATAGGCATTTCTTTAGCAGCACCGCGACGTGTTGTACCTGCCATAGGTGCAGACTGCTGCTGTTGCATAGTTGCCTGACCCTCTCCGTAAGCCATACCTGAGATGTAGCGTGCTGGTTGTGTACCAGATTGTCCATTGCCACCAGTTGCTGAGATGTTAGCAGGATTATTCTGCGGTGCTGTTGGACGCATTCCGCCTCTATTTTCTGCCATTTATTTCTCCCTACTTAGTGTGCTTAAATTGTACTTTTGAGTAATACGGAGCAGCAGTAAATGCTGACACCTTAGCCGCTATCTCCATCGCTTCGTAAGCATCTGCTCCCGCGTGGATTGCACCTATTGCATACGCTGCGCCAGAGCCTGTTGCGTAGACTCCATCGGCATTACGGCTGACAGATAGGTCATCATCAATATCAAAGATTTCTCCGCAGACTGCAATCAAGAATTGAAAGCGTTGCTCTGATTTCGGTTCATCAAAGTTAAAACCATTTGATGATAAACACTTGCGGAGAGATGGCATTACCTTTGCAATCATAAAATGATAAAGGTCTTCTTTGTCTTGTTTAGCAGGAACTGGAGGTTCCCATATATGTTGTGCTACATCACAGGGCAGGACTTCTCCTGACCCAGCGATTAAAAAGTGTCCCCGTTCAGCAATCTTCTTTACGTCAGGATGTGAAAATATCTTTCCACTGTCATCTGTAGTTTGACTGTCTGCAACAATAACGCAATCTTTTTCGTACTGTAATCCTATAATCGTTGTCATTGTCCCCTGCCTTCATTATCCTCTGGTTACTGCTCTTGCGTTAGCAGCACCTGATGCTGAAAGACTAGAAAGGATTGTTTGAATATCTGGTGCTGCTTGTGGTGCTTCTATTGGTGCTCCACCTTGTTCGGTAGGAGCGCCTCCTGCTGGAACGCCTTCGGGAGCAGGGGACGGTTGCTCAACCATTTGTGGTGCCCCAGCAGGAGGAACTTGTTGCTGCGGAGCGAATGTGGCTTCAATAGCATCTTCTAATGCAACACCCTTTTGACGAGCCTTGATAACCGCAGCAATTTTACGGACCACCTCTGAAGCATCTTGTCCCTGAGTTGCCATTTGTGGAATAGCCTGTGAGAAGGCTGTTAGTGAACCAAGAAGCGAAGAACGCATCTGTTCAATTTCAATCTTTTCAAGTTCTTGTGTGACGTTAACTGT